CTGTTACTGTAACTGTTACCTGTAGTGTGTCACCTGAGATAACTGAACGGCTGGATGCAAAGTCTACAACACCATATAAAGTACCAGTAGTACCTGATGTTGCAGAACCTAGGAAAGCACCAGCTACTGTTGCTGTACCTGTGACTGCGAAGTCAACGGCTGAAGCATTGGTCATACTACCTGATGCTGCTGCACCCTCTGTCCATTCTTTACGTGTTCCTGAGTAGTCTGTTACTTCTGACCAACTAGCGTGTGAAGCTAATGTATCACCAGCTACTGGTGTACCTGTTCCTTTAAGTCCAATGTACCAAGTAGTAACTGCTGTGCCTGCGTGGAACTGTGTATCTAAGATGTGGTTAAGACCTTCAGTAGTAATTAAGTTCTTCTTTGTCTCTGCCCACTTAGTGTTGCCATCTACATCTAAACAAGTTACTGTCCAGATGTTAGTTAATGATAAGTCTGCTGTTGTATTGTTATTCATTTTATTACTTCCTATTGCTATTAAATTAGTGTTATTATTTATGTCCACGTTGTATCATCCTCTGTTTGTTCTGTCCAGTCTGTTGTCTCTTCTGTTATTGCTGTCCAAGCATCTGTACTTTCTGTCTCTGAGTTCCATAAGAAGCTGGATGCTGAAGAGGTAGACACTGAAGCCTGTATAGTTAATGATTCTGGATAATTGATATTGTTAACAACACCAGTGCTAATAGGCAGTGTGGCATTACCAACTGCTTTCAAAACTGATACTGATATTATACCATAAGTTGCTTCTAATGCAGTGTTAATTAACGTAACTTTATCTTCATCATTTACATTCTCTAAGACTGAAGAGAACGTTGCTGTTGCTGGGTAAACTGTATTGTTATTGCTGGTAGTTGTGTGACCACTAGATAATGTAGCTAAACCTGTAGCTAACATAACTGAAGAACCTGTCCCTGCAGTTGTTATACTCATACTACCTGATACAGGTAACACAAGCACACAAGATGTAGTACATCCTAGTGCAGAAGCTAACGTACCATCTAATAATGATACTCTATCCTCTTCGTGTAGCTCTGACAATAATATCTGTGTAATATCAGCACTAACTGGCATAGTAACATTAGCAACATCTGATGTACCTAAGCTACTATTGGCTATTATGCTGTGACTGTAGGTGTCATTAGCCCATACGTGTGCTGTGCCCCAAGTTTCTGAACTGGCTGCCCAGGTACTTTGCATTAACCTTCAACACCTGAGTAGATGTTACGTACCCTCATTGTTGAGCCTGAATGCCTGTCTGCACTGTCTGCTTTCTGTAAACTCTCAACTGCATTTTTATATGCACCGAGCCACACCTGAAGTCTTTCATCATTCTTTAGGAAGGGCTCAGCCTCAAGTAGTGCAGCATATAGTAACACATCAGGTGCATTTGCTGTAAGCCAATTACTAGTGACAGTACCACCAGTACCATCCCCTAGAGAATCAAACTTCTTATAGTATGCAACCTCTACCTCATATGCCGAGTCTGGAATAGGTGCTAATTGAAATTCATCTCCAACGATAGAATAAGCTGAAGGTACACCTGAGGTATTTGAACCATATAACCTATCCAGCATCTCAAGAGATATAAACTCTAATGGTACTGTAGGGTCATTATTAATTTGAATGTTACGCATACTGAGGTATCCACCAGGAAGTGCGTGGTATCTATTACCTGCAGTGGTAGTCATAGTAGAGCGTACCTCTTGTGGTCTAATACGTAACTCTCTATTGACCCTGGCTTCCGCTAATGTAATGAAGTCAGGTATATTAGCAGTGAGGTCTCCTCTATCTAACCAATCTGCAATTGCTGTCTTGAGTTCTGTATATGTGCTTAGTGCCATTTAAAGTTTTCCTTTAGTTGTTCTGAATGGTTCATTAATTGGGTCATTCAACCATTCTTTCATTCTCTCTTGGTTGCCCCAGATACCATCCCTCATCATCTGCTCCACTGCCAGCATTGGTATGCGAGCTACGTGGTGTCCCATCGTTGAATCACCTCGGTACTGTGCACGTCCGCTACGTGCCCCTTCAAACTTCTCCTTGGTGTTTAACTCAACAATATCTTTAATTTCATTATTGTCTTGAAAAGATACACTGGTCATCGACCCATCTAAGTTCTCAATAATTTTATTTTGTAATGCCATAACTGTCCCTTAATTAGTTTAAGAAAACCCCCAAGCGTTAGCCGAGGGGCAGATTTAAACTAGCTCTTAACCTGTGGTGTATCTAATCTTACCGTTAGCTGCTTCGTTGCCACAGCGTAAGCCGTATTCAACCAATAGCATCTTCTTATCAGAGTCACCTTCTTTAGCGATGTCTACTGTTTGGAAGTCACGTAAGAAGTCAACAGACCACATATCGTTCTGTAGGAAGTATACAACGTCCTGGTCACAGTAACGGTCCAACTGAATGTTGAATGTACCGAAGTCAGAAACATATACATCTACAGCGTTGTACACAGTCTTGTTGTCATCAACAACTGACTGAGTTTGGTCCGCACGACCTGACATAGCAGTGATTAACTTTCTATTAGTTGCACCTAATAGGATAGTTGATGCTTCACCACCTGCTGTCCAGATGTCTTCTGCAACTGCAGTAACGTCAGCTTCTACCATAGCAGCGTGAGTACCTGAAGTACCTGCATCTGTTACGTTAGTAGTGATAAAGTTAGCAGCACCACGAGTAGTACGTGCCACAGAAGCAGAACCTGCTGCAGCTGCGTTATCAGCCAACAGAGACGTTTCCATATCACGTTTGATTTCCTTACTAGCCTTAGCTAACTGGTATGCCATCTCAGACTTCTTACCTGCGTTGTTAACCTTGTCTTGCGTACCAGTAACTTCAACAACCTTCTTAGCGATTTGTGTGTAGTTACCTAAACGTGTAGTAGCTGAAGTTGATGCTGCACCTACTGCTGCTCCTTCCACGTGCTTGTTAGAGCCAGAAGCTGCTGTTAGAGCATCAGTCTGCCACTCAAAGTAAGTGTTTGCTGCAGAACCTTTCTTAGCGATACCCGATAGGAATGGAGTATCTGTTGGTGAGATGTCATAAATTACATCTGATAAATCCTCACGGATTGCTTGTGCGTCATATGTACTAAAATTAGTAGCCATAGTATTTCCTTATATTGTAGTTATAACCCTTGTCATAACATATCATAAAATATGGAAGCGGCATCTTCTTGAGTGCCTGACTTCCTTAACCTAGTACGCTTCTTGTTTGACAAATCATTAGCAGATTCAGACTTAACCTTACCTCTACCAGACTTCTGTACCTTTGGAACTTTCTTAATTGCCTTCTTCTTAGGGGCTACCTTCTTGGTTAACTTATCAAACTCCATAGCTTTCTTAAGAATAAGAACACTACGGTGGTCTGCTAGTTGGTCAACCTCTTCTGGTGCGTATCCTGCTGATAAGGCAAATTTTCTAATGTCTTCCTTAACGGTAGACTTATCATCATTCCACTCAGGTAAAGCCTCAATCAGTTGGGAGTATTGACCTTGAACAAATGCTGCTCTAGCCTGTGACTCTTGTTGTGATTGTTGTTGCTGTACAATCCGTTGTTGTTGTACGGCATTCCTTGCTTTGTCCTGTGCATCTCGGTACTCGTCCTTCTTAAGCATATATGCATATGGGTCTTCCTCTTTTAAGGTTTCCCAGTCCACACTCTTAAACTCTTGAAGTTTGGATTGCTGTTGTTCTTTTAACATTTGCAAACCGTTAGCGTACATTTGTCTCTCTTGCTCTAGTTTAATACGTTCAGATTGAATTGCTTCATTCTCTTTACGTCCTTCTGCCAGTGCTTGAGACTTACGAGTATAGTCAGATTGTCTTTGATATCCAGCTTTAAGTTCCTCTAGGTTAACTTCGTACTCTTCACCATCTACCTTAATCAAGTAGCTTGGGTCTTCAGTAGCCTCAGTGTCTTCTTCCTCTAGTTCCTCTCCGCCTTCTTCATCTATCTCTACTGGCTCGTCTGATTCTTCTGCTTCCGCAGAGTCAGTCTCACCTTCGACTTCATCTTCCCCTGGTTCAACTTGCGTATCACCTTCATCAACTACTGCCTCGTCTTCTGCAGTAGTATCTGTTACCTCGTCTGTAGGTTGGTCATTAGATGATTCCCACAATCCTAGGATATTGTTTGCTGCTTCTTCAGCAGAACCTTCTTGTGCTCTTTCGAACGCTACTTCCATTTGGTTGTTCGTTTCTGAATCCATTTGGTTTCTCCCTTATTTTTAATAGTTGTTTGTATCTTCGTAGAACTCACTGTGCTGTCCTTCAGCCAGCTTACCTGTCTCGAGTACAGACTTGATATGTTGGTCAATCAACTCTAAACTCTTGATGGTAATGTAAATTCTATCTCTCTCCGTTTCTTCGCTAATTGCAGTCTGTAAAAGCATCTCAATCAACAGCTCTTTCGTTGTGACAAAAGCCTCCTTGTATAAGGGGTCATTAACTAATCTCTCAGCATCCTGACCTCTCTGTTTCTCCTTTCCCTTGTTTCCCATTATACTCCTTATGTTGGACCAATAGCAACTGGTCTTCCTTGTTCCCTCTCTAAGATTAACTCTTGTTGTTTAAGAGCTAGGTCTGCCTTCTTAATCTCTAGTTCCTGTGCTTTGATTTGCATATTCACTTGAGCTTCTTCTGCCTTAAGTGCCAACTCTTGTTGAGCTAGCTGTGCCTCCAGTTCCATCTCTTTCTGTTTAAGAGCTGATTCTGTTTGCATCTTCTGTAACTTCAGCTTTAGTTCTTCAGCCTTAAGTTGCATCTCTGCTTGCTTAGCTTGTTCTTCTGGACCAGGACCTTGCTGAGGTAAATCACCCTCACCAGGGTCTGTGATGAAGTCATCTA